GCCCGCGTTGACGGTCTTGGGGGCCGTCAGAGCGCCGAACCAGCGACGAACCGGCGTACCAGCACTGTCGAACTCGTCCACACCCGTCACCGTGCATGCAGGCATGTTGGTGTAGGTGACGGCTGCGTTGGACGAGATGGAACCAGCCGACGCGGCTGCGAAGGTGATGGCCTGGCGGGCGTAGGACCCACCCGACACCTCCGTGCCTGCCGCCGACGCGGTGCCGGTTGCGGTGACAAGCGCCACCTTGACAGGGGCCGTTGGGTTGACGTAGGCCGTCTTGCCGCCAGAGGCTTCAAGAAGGCTGTTGGCCTCGACTGTGACGAGGTTCGCCATGACTACCGACCCCTCCTCGTGGTGCGAGGCTCGTCGTCCTCGTCATCGTCTTCCACGGTTGCCCGCTTGCGCTCACGCTCAGCGTTGGCAGCCTCGACCTGATTGGCATGCCACAGGCTCTCGTGGTCCTCGTGAGCAGTGTTGCGCTCCACCTTCTCGCGGATCTCGTCCCCGTGCTCCTGAATGTGCTGAGCGAGTTCGAGACCGCGCTTGTCTCCTGCGTGGTCCAGGTGAACCACACACGACAGGCAGTTGCAGCACTGGAGGTGCTTGATGGTGGTTGCGCCACCCACCTCTGCTACGTGGTGCTTCGGGTGATCGTCGGTGACACCACAGCCATCGCACGTTGACTCAACCCTGTGCTCAGGCGGGCGGTGCCCAATGGGCAGTTTGGTTTCCGCCATCATTACTCCTAGTATGCGTCCAATTGCATTTGAGCCGTGAGGTTGGACCCTGGTCGCTGGCCCAACCCCACCTGTACGATGTCTGCTGTAATGAAGTCTCCCGCATCCAGCATCCAGTCCGCAGGTGTGAGCACCACCGTAGGTTGATCAGCCGGAAGTTCGACTGTCTGCCAGGGAGCGCCATTGCGGTTGAGACGGTAGAGTACCGACTGCCCACCAGCAGTTGCACCGAGGGAGAGCCGGAACTTCACCACCTGAGTGTTGTCTTCAACGTACAGCCGCTGTGTTCCGGTAACTGGCCGAAGCAGTCCTTCCCAACTAAACACATAAGCACCAGTGCTCAGCAGTGGTTGGGTGGGACCAAATACTTCGACCGTCATGCTAGCCGCCGTACAGTTGTGTGACCGCGTCGTCGGGCCACGGAGGTGCCGCGTTGATGGGGATGAGCCCACCCATGCGGAACCTGTTGTTGATTTCGACATCGAGGTTAGCAACGATCGCCGCAAGACCGTTCAGTTTCTCCTGAGCCGGTGCCAGATCAGTTGCAACCTGATCCTTCGCCGCGCGCAGTTCACTGTCGCTCATGTCGGACGGGTGCTTGCCTACCCACGACGGAGTTTCCTTTGGCATGAACTTCCTCCTTCACGCAAGAGGGCGAACGAGACGTGCCCGCTCGCCCTCTTGCATCGCTACGCCTAGTCCTGCGACTCGTCGTGAGCCCGCAGTGCGGCTCGCAACTCCTGAGCAGTCCCAGAGGTGGGAAGTCCGCGCTTGTCGGCCTCGGCCTTGAGTTCGTCCTTCTTCATGGCGTCGTACTCGTCGTCGGTGTCGTCGTCCTCGTCATCGTCGTCCGGGTCGGCACCGCCTGACGCACCCGTGGCTCGAAGTTCCTGCTCGCGAGCCAACTGCTCGTTGTGCAGGCGCAGAGCCTCTTCCTCGTCGTCGTCCTCGGCAGCCGAGCGCTTGCCACCCTTGGCACGAGCGTCCTGCACCTTGAGGACCGCCTTGCGGCGTGCCTCGTCGGCCTCGTGCGCCGTCATCTCCTCGCCGGTCGCCCGACGATTGCGAATCTTGGCGTTCACCTCTGCGGCTGCGGTGCGAATGGCACGCTCCTGAACAGGAGCACTGTCAGTCGGCACCACGTCGCCACCGAGGTCAGGGTGAGCCTCGTCGTACTCGGCCTTGGACGCGCCTTCGAGACGACCCGCTGACAACTCTGCACGAATGAACGCGCAGGTGTTGGGGTGGGTCTCCTCGTCGGGCACCTCCTTGACATCCAGCCCGGTAACGCTGAACCCGCTGAACGTGTCGTACCGACCACGCAGATCCGACCGGAGCCGAACGTACTTCGGCAGTTTGCTTGCCACTTTGTTGCCTCCCTTCTAGGGTGATGCCGAAGTCGGCTACGAACGGATCGGAACTGCGGGACCTGGGTTGGTGGCGAGCGACGAGTTGACATCGATCACCATGCGGCCATCCGTGAAGATGTTCGCAAAGCCGGTGATGATGGACACGTACTCCCCGTTCAACTGCCGGGACACGATCTTGTCGCTCTCGATGAGAAGCGGCATGGCCGTGAGTTGGATGAACGCCCGCTGCACGTCCACCAGAACAATCGTCCCCGACGTCATGCTGTCGTGGATGAGAATGTCCTGCGAAGTGGGCAGCGGAGACGCGATGTTCAGCGTCGGCGGCGTCAGACCATTGGCAGGTGCCACCTGAGCACCAGGGAACATCGTCCGCTGGTACTGAGGCAGAGCCAACACCGTCAGTGCCTCGTCCTCAGACATCAGCATGACGGTGGACTGACGCCCGATGCGCCGGAACCGAATCCACGCACGAGCCAAGTCCTGGTAGACCAGCGTGCCCGGTGTGGTGACACCGATAACAGGTGCCGCCCCCGAGCCGTCCGCCTGGTCACCATTGAGTGCGACGTGCACCAGATCGTGGTCCAGATCGACGCCCAACTGCGTCCCCAGTTCCTCGAAGTAGATCGCAGCGAGGTCAATCGGGGTAAACATGATGGACTCGTAGGTCTGACGCAGGCCGCGCGCCTTCTTCTTGATCGTGACCTGCTTCTCGGACCATGCGATGATCTGAGCCTCAGTGATCGTCGCACCTTCCTTCAACTCACGAAGGCGCAACTCGTTGGGATCCACCTGTGTGAAGTCCATCGCAGGCATCGTCAGGCCGGTGCTGGGGATGGTCTCCTCGGCAGCGACAAGCGTGCCGTAGAACGGTGTGTAGGTGAGACCCCGCAGAATGGCATCCCGGAACAACTCCGGGAACAGCCACCTGTTGAGTTCTCCGGTGTTGAGCATCTTCTCGACGGTCATGTCCGTCATGTCGATGCCCAGGTCGCGGTAGAACTTCTCGGGCGTCATCTCGTCGCCCCAGGTGTCTGCCAGGAACGACTTGAGGGTCACGTTCTTGCGGGCCGTGCGGAGGTTCTGCAACTCCTTGTGCAAGGCCTCCGTGTTGAAGTCCTTGTTGACCCCAACACTACTGAACTTGGTAGCCATGAGTAGTTGTGCCTCCTCTCAGCACGAAAGAACGTCGATGGTCTGACCGGCAGCGGTTGCCCCGATCAGTGCAATGCCGACGTTGGCAACGTTCCAGACGACGCCACCGTCCACGAGAGCACCCGTGTTGTCGATCTTGACGAAGTGCCCTGCCGTGATCGCCCCGCCCGACACCTTGGTGCGGACGTTCCAGCCCCGAGCCTCCACCGTGACGTCGCCACCGGGGTCGCCCACCGGGAACTGTGACGTCGTGGCGGTCGAGATGCGCTTGACGTTGCGCACCGACACGTGACCGATGGACGGCTTGGAGCCGTCCGCCAGACCAACGGTGTAGTCGCCCGTCAGCATCACGTCGTCGTTCTCTTGCAACGCGACGGTCGCCTCGACTGTGAGGGCAAGGTGCCCGGTGATCCGGCCACCGTAAGTCTTGGTAGCCAATTTACTCATCCTCTCCTTGTGTTGATACTGCGGGTGATGGCCTAGCCGTGGATGCGGCTGACAACCTTGCCAGAACGCTCCGCGACGTCCCCGTCACCCGCACTGATAGCGGGCACCTTCGGGGCCTCAGGCTCGTTGGGGTTCTCCGGAAGCGTAGAGCGCCGAATGCGCGTAGCGTCGGGGAACTTTGCCTGCGCGAGCATCTTCTGCTGCTCGATCATCAGATCGAACAACTCGACATTGTCACCGTAGGCATCGAGCATGCGCTCAAACTGCGTGGTGTCAACGCCCTTGTTGTCTTGCTGATTTGCACGCACGAACCACTTGATGGCATCCGTGCGCTTTGCGGTGATGAACTGCTCACCAAGTGCCGCCTTCGGCGTCATCGCCTTGACGCTGGTCTCCAGTTCAGTCATGCGGTGCACAATGGGCAGGAGGACCGTGTCCAGACCATCACCCGTTGAGCCCTCGACTTCCCGAAGGACCGTATCGGGTGCATGCAGACTGCGAAGCGCAGCCAGCACAGCCTTCTTGGACACGGCTGCCTCCTTCCCATCAGCATCGGTGTCGTTGGTTGATCCACCCGTGTCGTGTGCGTGAGTATGACTCACGCTGTCAGATGTGGTGTGGTCATAACCATTGCCACCGCTATGTGTGTGGACGTGGTTGTGTGACGTGCCGTCGGCGTGCGTGTGAGCGTGGGAGTGACCTGCGTCCTTACCTACACTCCCGTCTTCCCGCCCGACTTCCGCGTCGTCGACGGTCCCTGTCCGCCCGTCTTCAGCGTCCGCTCCGAGACCTGCGTCTGCGACAGGGTCGGACCCGTTCGGTTGCTGCTCGCCTTCACCGGCACGCTGTGTGCCGTCGTCGGGCTGCCCCGACGCTGACTGCCCTTCGCCATCGTCACCCTCCTTCCTGATGTTGTCACTTGATGTTCCGAGGCACAACACCCCGGAGTCACTGTCGAATGTCCAGACGAGGTTGTTGTCGTCCGTCCACTTGATCGTCCCCTCGTCATCCGGCTTGGCACCGAATCGCTTGATGGCGTCGTGAACACGCGGGTCCACACCAACGCCGGACAGGATGTCGGTGGCCTCCTTGGCTGACAGGCCGATGATGGGGATGTGACGGGCCGATGCCGCCTTGATGATGTTGCGAGCCGTGACGGACTTCTCGCCGTCGAGTGCCGCGTAGAACTGTGCGCCGAGGAAGCACTGGGACAGTTCGAAGAAGTCCTTGGCTCCCACCATGTCGGTGCGGCACTTCTCGGCACCCTTGACGCCTGCGTCACAGGGGATGTAATAGCCCCAGTTGTCCTTCTCGGCGTCAGCGGTGTAGAACTCACCCTTGTCATGACCGTTGGAGCACCAGGCCCAGCGCCCGAAGCCCATCATGTCGCCGTCGCAGAACGACAGTGAGCACTTAGACGCCTCCAGCATTACACCGACCGACACGGCCCAGTTGATGCCAAAGTCGATGCCCTCGATGAGCGCCTTGTTGGTGTCGGTGTTGGGGATGTACACCTCGTTGGTGAGGAACAGCGCCTTGTCGCCAGTTGCCTCATCCACTGTGACGCTCTTGGTGCCAGCACCGAAGATGCGACCGACCGGCAACTTGCTGTAGTCGTGCGACACCATGTAGGCCTTGCCCACCGGACCAAGCGGCTCGGGCAACTTGGCGAAGCCCTTCACTGTGTCAGTGGTGAACCGCTCGTCGTCGCGGTCAAACAGGTCGTTGCACGACAGCGTCTCGAACACCACCAGTTCCGCAGCCGTCTTGGGCGTGCGAGTGTACTGGTTGATGCGAGCCAGTTGCTCCTCGTTGGGAGCCATGGGAGATGCCGAAATGGCACCGCCACCCGAGGCATCGTCGGTGGCATCCTTGGCGGCTGTGCCCTTGAATGTGGTGACCCGCTTCTCGATGCCCTTCGTGCCTGCTGTCGCAGCGCGGGCCTCAGCGTTGGCATCCGCCAACTTCTTGTCGCGCTCACGCACCATTGTCATCCTCGCTTCTCGACGCCGCTGGCACCGAACGTGTTGCCGCGCTTGGGCAACTTGGGTGGTCGCTTATCAGTGTTGCGCACTTGATCGTCCTGAGCAGGATTCTCCTGCTTGTCCTCGGTCTTCTTCTCACCCATGGGTCACGCTCCGAACTCGTCGTAGTCGTCTTCATCTTCCATGTCATCGTGGGATCGCCGCTTGGCCTGAGCGTCAGATGGCGTGCCTGAACCCGACTGAGCCGTAGCACCGGGATCAAGACCCGCTGTGTCACGCCCAATGGGCTTCTCGCCCAGTGCCTCAGGCGGCACCTCGTCCAGCGGCTTCTTGACATCGCTGTAGCCAAGTTCCTGAGCAGCGCCCATCTGGTCGATGATGCCCAGAACCCACTTGGTGATGGCGTTGCGGATCTCCACCGCATTGGCCTGAGCGTGCTGCAAACGGTTGAGCGTCTTGTTCTCTGCGAACATCAAGTTGATGTTGGTGGGGTTCAGTCCCGCTAGGGTGGCCATGAGCCAGTAGCCAGATGCGATCATCGAGGCACAACCGCGCTGGTACTTCTTGGTGTTGCGGATGATGATGTCGTAGGCAACACCCGCGTAGGTCTCGGTTGTTGAGTAGGACCGACCTTGCACAGATGGCATCGACTTCAGACCGCTGAACACCAGTTCTTCGTTCTGCTTGAAGATGGCG